GCTCCCAAGCCTCGCCAGACTGTAGCTTGTCTCTCATGTCTGTCAGGATTGAGGTCTGCCACTTGTCGGGACCGGCCATGCCCTCGAGGGAATCTTTGCCCCATGGGAAAGCAACCTGCACGAAGCGCAGAGGATCCGAGGAGCACTCAGCGGCCAGATACGTCATGGCCTTGCCGATGCCGGCTTTCGTAGTGAGGTCAAACTTAGGCGTTGTCATTGTCATTTGCGCAGAAGGTCCTGGAGAGTTTCTGAGAGCGTCTGAATGGTCTGATCCTTGTCGACCTGTTCGCGGCCCATGCCAAGGCACTGGGAGAGTGTCTTGAGCGCGGCATTCGCGCCCGCAGCGTCGACGGGAACGAGAATCGGGTTTCCGTCTAAGTCGAGACGCGGTTCCCCAACGATGTCGAGCTTCGGGACTCGTCGCGCACAACACTTGGCAAGCTCCTTGAGCTCTGAGAAGACAAATGCCGCATCGACGATCGCCTCCTCCTTTGCCGGTTGGCGAAGAGCCTCCACAGCGTCTCTGACCTCAACATTTTTCAACAGCCTGCTGGCGATTCTGTCGGCCGTTTTGGCGCTATATCCTGCCTTCACAGCGGCCTCAGACGCATTCTTGAAGCCTCCTCTCGCATATTCATTGACGAACGCCTGCTGTCTCGCATTCAGCATTCTCACCACCTCCTTAAAAACGTTTTCCACCCCGCAACAGACTGACATCGACGACGCCCAGAGAGATAGTCCCGAAGCGTTCTGATCGGCATATCAAGCATCTGGCTTATCTGCCGATAGGTATACCCCTGCGCCCGCAACTGACGCGCATGCTCTACGTCAGCGTTCAAATAGCGAGCGTTCACATGATCCTCGCCGATTGCCCGTCCGTTGTCGTTCACAGCTACAGTCATCCGGTGCTCGGAAGTAGCGTGGATATTCGAGCTTGACCTTTCGGATTGCGGCATCGATGATCTTTGCTCGCCTGAGCGAGTTGTCCCACGCGACTCGTCGCGCGTCGGCGGCAGCTCGAACAAGGCAAGCTGACGCCACTGGCGGAAGGAATCCAGAGACTCCGAGTTTTTGTTTTTGGTCATTCATCAGTGTTCCTCTCTCCAAAAGAGATCGATCTCCACGCGGCCGTGGGGACGGTCAGGCTCTCGGACTGCGGGCTCGAGCAGGTGGAAGCACCTGTCATCGATGCGCAGTGCCTGAGCGATGCCGTCGAGTGAAGACTTGAGCGACGCGATCAAGTTGTCCTCGTCGCGCGCCCGTCGGTCAGGCGGGAAGAACGTGCATCGATATCCGATGCTCCCATCCGGCACGGCCCGACGGCCCTCTGCTTTGCTGTATGCGGCGGCAAAAGCGACGCGCCTAGCAGCCGCTACGAGCTTGCGCTTGATGGCCCAGTGGCAGCGCGCATTCGGCGAGAGTCCATGTGCCGGCCACGGTAGGACGACGCGTAGATGCTTTTTTCTCATGGATATTTCCTCATCAGTCATCGAACCAGTCGCCCTCGAAAACCCACGCGACGAGCATCGCGAAAAGCAGGATGAGACCAGCCAAGCAGCTCAGTAAGTCCATGCTTTACCTCCTTGGTTCCCCGTGTGATGATTGAGAAGTGTTCCCCAACACATTCATCAACCACCTCACGGAGAAAACTTTGATTGATTCAATTTTTGGCGCTCTCACCGCCATCGCTACGACAGGTTTTGCGGTCATGGCAGTCAGAGTTGGCCAGAAGTGAAACCCGCGTCTCAAGCTGGTCAAGACACCGTTCAGCCTCAATAAGCTTTTTGACAAGAATTGCGTTCATGACGGACCATGCTGCCGCGCAGATTGAAAGCGTCATGACGATGAGCTTGCTGGATAGGTCCATCAGATCTCCTCCTTTTTCTCCAAAAGATTTGCTTTTCTGGTTCTCCGTGGGATGATTGAACTGCAGGGCCCTGAGAAGTTCTGCTTTGTTCAACCAACCCACGGAGAAACTCAATGGACGTTGCTAATTTTTTCTTTTCGCTTATCGCTGCATTCACCGGAACCGTCCTGATGTTTGTAGAAATCTGGCGCATCTACATGAAAGGCCCCCGAATAAAGCGCGTGTCGGCCTCTCGCACACATGACGAGAAAACCGGAATTTGTCTTTTGTTTGAACGCGGAGATTTCCCGGTTCGTTTGAAATCCATAACGATCGAAGGAATCAAGCTGGCAAAACCGATTAATTACCGAGGTTCCGACCACGAAATTTCCGAATATCAGGTTCATTTGTGGGCCTCCCCGTCACCGTCCGAATTCAAAGAATCCTTTCCGTTGGATGCCCTACTGGACCGGGACCACGAGACACAATTTCTCATGCTCATTACCGACTCACCTCTTTTGACAGACGCAAGAATCTGCATCAAAACATCAAGGATTTGGTTTTGCATTCGCTCCAACCTGCTCGCCAGCAGGAACTGATTGATTGCAATGAGCGCTACGGCGAGGCACAGGAAGGTGTATGACCAACTGTTGAATAACGGCATCAGAACACCTCCTCAGTTAAGTTCAAGTGCCTTGCGGGCGTTGATGCGGTCGCGGAGGTCGCGACGGAAGTCGGTCGTTTTGATCTCTACGAAGTCCGCGCACTGACGGGTTCGTGAGGCGACCAGATCACCGACATACTGGTCGAACTTGCTCGGCTGACCGTTGGTCTCCTCGATGCCGAGATTTGTCACCAAGACGGTGGGCTTGTCGTTGCGGTATCTGGCATCGAGGATGCGAGCAAGCAGCTTGGCTTCAAAGGAAGACGGATCGGCGGCGATGTCGTCTAGACAAAGAACATCCAGTCGGGCGAGTTCTGCTGTGATCTCGGCTTCGCTCGTCGTCGCCTTCTGGTTCCCGTAAGTCCCCTGGACGGCTCGAACCAAGTCCATCGTTGCAACAAAACGAACGGTCAAACCCTTGGACTCGCGCAAGCTGTTGAGAGCGGCGCAGGCGAGATGGCTTTTGCCGGTCCCCCACGTGCCAGAGATAACAAGCCACGGGGTTTCTCCTTCACGAACAGCCTTAGCCCAATGGCAGATCCGCAGGAAGGCGTTCTGCTGAACGTCATCAAAAGGATCAAAGTCCGAGAGACTTGCTTTGGCGAAGCGCTGCGGGATGGCGGCGATCTGGGCGAAACGTTCGGCGGCCTTCTCGTCGTAGCGACGCTTGAGCACGCGGCATTCAGCCATACCGATGAGTGCGCCTTCCGTGTACTCGATGCCGTCACGCTCGAACTCAGAGCGCATCTTCTCGATCTCCTGCACAAGTTCCGGATCGACCTCGGTCTTTTGGGTGGTGACGGTGGAGGCCTTCTCTGCGCGGATGCGGCTCACACGCTCGAGGATTTCAGTCAGTGAAGTTAGTTTTTGTTCTGTCATCATGTGTCCTTACGAGTTCCAGATCTTCATTGCCTCTTCTCTGGCTCGTCGTGATTCTTCTGGCGTGTACTCTCTGGGTAGAACCTTTGGTCGTTCACAAACCCCAATGCCGTATTGAGGGTCTGTAGGCTTTCCAAACGGGAAGGTCTGGTTTTGGCTCTGCGGTCTGCTCTTGGCGAACTCTTCTGCTTTCGTCGCCCACGTTCTCCAGGCGGCCAGCCAATTGCTGAACTTGTTGTCCTTCGAGATGTGGAAGTTGACGAACTTGGTGAACTCCGTCTGAGCGTTGATGCTTGGATGCTTTGCTTGTGCGTACTCAAGGTATTCAGGCGGGATAGAGTCGTCAGGCGAGAATGGGCAGCTTGTCTTTGGCTTGGCTCTTGTCGCCTTCGGCTTTTCGACCTTTTTACCGTCGTTGGTAAGATGGTCGGTTTCCCACGGCGCTTGGTCGGGCAAGCTATTCCTTGTTCTACTTCCCTGTTCTATTTCCCTGTTCCTATTCCCTGTTACATCCTGATTTTCGGGGGACCCCTCCCCCCTTTTTTCGGGGGACCCTCTCCCCCTTTTTTGGGGGACGGTACCCCGATTTTCGGGGGAGGTATCCTGATCTTCGGGGGAGGTATCCTGATTTTTGGAGCTCACCCATTCAGAAGCTACAAAGCCGATAAGCGCATACTCAGTGCGCAGGATCTGCCCCGTCTCAGGATCGCGGATAAACTCACGGCTGATGAACCCACCCTCTTCGAGTCGCTTGATAGCAGCCGTTATCGTGTCGGCCTTTTTGACCTCGAGCACTCGGGCGATCTTGCTTACTGACGGACAACACAAACCGGTTTGGCCGTTGTGGTAGAAAGCTAGTTCACGCAAAACGGCCTTAGCAGTCGAGTTACCGACTGTCTGACTTCTCGCCCATCGCTCAGCCGCATAAGACATAGCTATCCCTCGCAAACGCGACGCGTAAGCTTGTTCAGGTCAGACGCCTTCGCGCCTGTGATGCGAGCGAACTCCTCGACGTAATCGAGGCTTACGCTATTAGAAACGCACCAGTTGCGCACCGTCTGGCGGGTAACGCCAAGGCGCTCGGCGATGTCTTTCTGAGCACCGCGCTTCAACCCGTTGCGGAGCGCGTAACGCTCGAGCGCGATGGACACCGTTGTGTCGCGCATAGCTCCTCCATGTGGAAAGGTAAATTTACTTTACCTTATATTACCACAAGAAGGACAATCGCACTTACCAGACTTCCGTTAAATCTCCTTTTACAATGATCTTTCACTACGGAGGAGCTATGTCAGCAGTTAGCGAAAGAATTGGCGCTCTCGTGAAGGCGTCCGGCCTTTCGAACAGAGAGCTTGCCCGTCGGCTCGGGACGACTCACGTCACGATCTCGAACTGGTTGAACGGCGCATCGGAGCCGAACGAAAGCGGTCTCGAGAAGCTGTGCGAATTTTTCGAGGTTACGCCTGCCTACATAAAGTACGGGGACGGTAACGCCCCCATGGGGCAGACGATCATCTCCGATGACGTCGTCTCCATTCCGCTCATCAACGCGGAGGTTTCATGCGGACAAGGCTTCCTTAACGACAGTGAGCTCGTCTTGATTCGTTTCGTGCGCGTCTCAATTGAGCTAATTCGCCGATACTGCCCGACCGCGAATCTTCGTTCGCTGCAGATCATGACGGCCTTTGGCGATTCTATGGAGCCCACTCTTAGCGAAGGCGATTCTGTCATCGTTGACGTGTCGGAGAGGACCGTGCGACGCGATGGCATGTACGTAGTCCGCATCGGAGACGGCCTATTCGTCAAGCGCGTACAGATCATCCCCAAGGGGCTCCGCCTCCTTTCAGACAACGAGTTCTACAAGCCTATCGACACCACCGAAGAGGACATCTCCATCGTTGGCCGCGCCTACGTCGGCCTCTGTTTAAAGCGCCTCTAACCCCACCCCATCCACCACAAGAGCCGGGCCTACGCCCGGCTTTTTTGCATCCCTATTTCGCCAGTTTTTGACATAGGTTAAACCTGCCTTTCCAAATCCCTACAGATTTATTTACCACGCCCTTTCCACTCCTACCGTTCTATGGTAAACTCACTTTAACGTTACGGAAAGCATTGCTGTCCGCAACACTCTCGGTGCGCTCACGTAGCGCGTCGGGGACCGCCCGCCAAACGGGTGCGATCCTGGACAGAAGGGTCTGTCGGGAGCGCATCACGCGACGGAACGGTAGTCGCAAAGGTCGTGTATGAAAAGTACGCAGGACGGCTGGAGGGTATCTTCCAGTGCGGTTGGGTTGGGGACCACCTGAAAACGACGCAAGCTCGCCCCACGAGCTAGATCGAGAACAGCTGAAACGAAGCAGAGGGCAAAGAGATCGGAAGAGCACACGTCTGAACTCCAGT